ATGTGATAGCCATTTTATCGCTTTCTTTTACCTTGTAAGATGGCTTGCCGCGCCGACGCTCATGGATGGCCTTGATGGCGGCTTCGGTCGTACCCATGAGGAACCGAGTCCTCGGCGTTCCATGCTTGGACTCGATTTTCTTGAAGTACTCAAACTCGCCTTGCCCGATGATGCGACCCTGCTCAAACATCTTGAAGACGTAGTCGGGGTAGTGGGGAGGGGGGAGTTTGATCTTGGCGTTCACCCATGCCGAGAACACGCCGAGGTTGCCGGCGGAGGCCACCCCTGCCGCCGGGGCTTGTGCGAGCGGGGCGAAGATTTTGCGGACATCGCGGTCGACGGCTGCACGACCCTTGTCCCTCGCCTTATTTCCGAAACCGCCCTCACCGCCCTTGCGGATGGACGGCTGCTTGCCCGAGAAAGGCGGGGTGAAGTCGCACATATCCTGCGCGAACAGGCGGGACTGCTGCTTCACGATTTCCTCGGAAGACTTACGCATGACCATCTTGTAGATGGCCAGGTGCTGGGCGAACTGGGTATAGTCAACCCTGACCCCCCTTGCTACCTCGACGACGAGGGGCATTACTGCACCTTGGTCTGAACCTTGACGATCACCCAGGCCGACGGGGTGCGGTCTGTCACGGTCATGATGCGGAACTCCTGCCCGCCATAGGCGACGACATTCCCGAACGCGATCAGCCCCGGATTGGCCAGAGCGTCGGCGCGCAGGAACTTCATGTCGAACGAGGTCTGGTTCATGAAACCGCCCGTCTCCAAGTCCTGCATGATGGCCGGCTGGGACATCAGGGCGTTCAAGGGTACTGGCGTCCCGCTGGGGACGTTTTTGACGGTCACGGCCTTAGGGATCTCGGAAAGGATTTCCGAGGCGTCTGCGGCCCATTCGTCAGTAATTCCCGACATGGGTTTAGCCCCCTGTCAAAATAAGAAACCCGCCCCCCTGGCGTGGGGAGCGGGTCTCGCATTGTCGCTTTGGGGTGTTTTAAACCACCCCGAAAGGTTACGAAGTGAACGCGATGCGCTGGAGGGCGTTCGGGTTACCGACAGCCGAACCGACCAGCCAGAGGGCAGACATATTGTGCTTACCAGCCTGCCAGTTGTACCAGTAGCGGAGAGCGAAGGAGAACTTGCTGTCCGGATCCTGAACGACCATCTGCTCGCCACCGCCCGTGGTCGGGGTGGCAGGAACGCGGGTCACGATGACGAGACCTTCCTTGCAGGAGGCCACGCCGTTGAGACCTTCGGTGAAGGCGTCGCCGGAGACCGGGAAGCCGTTGTACTCGGAGACCGAGAAGCCGTGCAGTTCCTTGCTGATGGAGTTCTTCTGGATGACGTCGCTGTTGCCGTAGGAGAAGGTCTGGGCGACGGAGGGATCCTGAACGAGCTGGCCCATGGCGTCCGGGCTGATGAGCAGCTTGCGGCCGATGTGGGGCAGGTTAGCCTTGGTGAGGTTCTTCGCGGCGTTGGCGACGGCGATGCGGTTGAAGCCGCTGGTCGCGCCGGAGTAAGCGGCGGTGGCGAAGTTGGCGGCGGTCACCTTGGACAGCACTTCGTCGAACAGGGACTTCTGGACGGCGTTGGCGATCGGGGCGAAGAAGAGGCGACGGAGGCGTTCCAGGCTGAGGGTGGACGCTTCGTAGTCGGTGAAGGCGACGTCGACATACTTGAGGTCGGCGATGGTCACCGGGACGTCCGTCGAGACAGCGTCCGAGGGGACGAAGCCGTTGGCGGCGTTGAAGGTGGTGGCCGTGAAGGAGCCGGCGTAACGGGTGTGAACCGTGGTGCCGCGCTCGGCGACGTAGTTACCGAAGTCGGTGACGGCGATTTCCGTCAGGGGAACGAGTTCGGGGACGAGGGTGCGGAGGGACTCTTCAGCGACGAGCTGGAGGGTCAAGCCGCCAATGCTGTTAGACATAGTGGTGTATTAGGGTGGGGGTTGAAAAAATTAGCGAAGGCCGGCGGAGCGGAGGATCGCCACGCGGTTCTTGCTGTAGAAGTCGGAAGCGGCCTTGGCGTCCTTCTGCTTGAGGGCCACCCACTCTTGGGTGATTTCCTCGTCGCTCTTGGAGGCGGCGGAGGCTTCGACGGGGCTGACTTCGACGGGCGTGACGCCGACCGAGGCGGCGATGGCAGCGGCCTTCTTTCCGGCGGTTTCCTGCGACGCGGCGATTTCCTTCGCCTGGGCTTCGGCCTTGGCGCGGATTTCATCGGCGGCGGCGAGCTTGGCCGTCAGGTCGTTGACCTTGGCGGTGAACTCGACGATGGCGGCGTCCTTGGCGGACATCGCGGCGGTCAGTTCTTCGACCTTGGCGGACAGGGAGGCGACTTCGCTGGCCTTGGCTTCGACCTCGGCGGTCTTGCCGGTGAAGGCTTCTTTCAGCGAGTTCAGGCGTTCTTCGAGCGTCATGATGGTTTTAGCCAAGTGTCAAGCCTTGGGCTTGCAGTCGGTGTCGACAGGAGGGCATCCATCGTCGGGGATTTCAGGTTCTTCCTCGTCTTCATCGGAGTCCGAGCCGTCCTTTTTCTTCTTCTTTTTCTTCTTCTTGTCGTCGGAGATCGGCTCGACGCCGTCTTCGTCGTCACCCTGCTCGGGCGAGACGTCAGCCGCCTGGGCGTAGCCAGAAGGGCCGGTCGAAGGCACCTGCTTTTCGGCGCGCTCGTACTTGGCGTACTCCTCTGGAGAGATGGCCATCAGGAGGTCGTCGAAGGTGTTCAGGATGCCGCTGATGAGGTTCTTCTCTGCGGCCTTCTTGCCAGACCAGCATTGACCCTGCATATCGGCTTCGTCGGCGTAGGTGCGGACGGCCTTGATGTCGCCGATGAACCACTTGTGGGTCTCGTCGACGTCGTCTTGGAAGAGCTTCCGCTGCTCGGGGGTCATCGACGTGCCGACGAAGCCGGCACCCTTCGCCCAGCCGGCCTTGATGAGGTCGACCGTGATGCCTTCCTCGGCGTAAGCCGCCTTCATGTCGTAGATGGGGATATAGACACCGATGGAGCCGACGACGGACGAACCGCTGGCGTAGACCTCGTCGCATTGGCTCATGAGCCACATGGAAGCGGAGCAGGACTGCTTGCACGTCCATCCGACGGTACGCTTCTTGCAGGCACGGATACGGGAAGCCAGTTCGGGAACGCCGGTGACCGTGCCTCCCGGGGAGTCGAAGTCGAAGATGACCACCTCGACCTCTGGGTCGCGTTCGCACTCCTCAAGCATTTCCTCAATCTCCTCGACGTCGACCGCGCCCATCATCTTTTCCAGCTCGGTGAGGCCGGAGCCGATGACGCCCTTGACGGGGATGATGGCCAGATCTCCTGACTTGACGAGCAGCGGCCTGGGGCCGAAGAGCATCGCCATCATGTCCTCGATGTCGCCGTTGGCCTTGAGGTCGGCCGGAGATAGTTCGGCAACCTTGTCGAGGTAAGCCTTGGCCTTCGCCGGCTCGATGAGGATCGGCGCGTAGGTCTTGAAGGCGTTGGAAAGGGAGTACATAGGTTATTCTTTGGAAGTTTCGTCGGCGTCTTCGTCGTCCGGGTCGACGGTGACTTTTTCGCCGTCGTCCATGAACGTCTTCGCCTGACTGTCTCCGACGGAGGCGTTGATGTCGGCGGGGCCGACGTTCTGGGGCTTGTAGAGCAGCGAGAGCGGTACGTCGAACTCCTTGGCCAAGTCCATGAGGTAACGCTTCTCGGCGGCGTTCTCGCGCATCTTCTCCTTGGGGTCGAGACCCTCTTCAAGGAAGTTGTCCGTGAGGTTCTTGAGGCCAGACTCGATGTCCATGCGGTTCTGCTGGGCGTCGCGGCCAGCGTCGACGGTGACGCGGCGGGGGGTCGTCCAGGTGACCTTCGTCCAGTATTCGTTGGACGGCAGGAAGCCTTCCCTGATTGCCGTGCCGATGACATAGCCCCAGACGGGAGTCAGGAAACGCTGCATCATGACGGCCTGTCGGTGCGAGAACTTGCGGTCGGCCTTGGCGACCACGAAACGCATGACAGCTCCGCCGGCCTTCGTCGGATTGGCGGTGAATTCGTAGGGGAGCATCCCTGCGAGGGAGTCCCGCTCAAGGTGTTCGATGAATCCGTCGAAGGTCTTGTTGGGGCGGTTCGACTCGAAAGATTCCAGACGCTCGCCGGGGGCGAGTGCCAGCACCTTGCCGCCGAGGAAGGTCGAAGCCTCGCTTGGGTCGGTCATGCCGTCACCGTAGTCCTGCGGACGCATACCGAACGCCTCGAAATCGGACTGAGTTCCGTCGAAATTCGGGTTCTCACGGGTGATCGTGCGCGTGATGTCCGAGGCCGTCTTCACGGCGAGTTTCTCCAAAGAGAGGATCTCCAGCATATCGACCAGGTTGTTGATCGAGTGCTGGAGAGGGCTGTAAGCCCTTGCCCCCGAAGCAAGCTCAGGTTCGTACAAGTGAAGAACCGCGTTTGCGGGTACGAGACGGCTGGAGCCGTCAGAGCGGATCACGTTGTAGGAAATGGGCTGACCGTAGGGGCCAAAGAGGATGCCGTCCACCATGCCCGGAGGCACTTCGTTGTTGGACGAGTTGCCGACGCGGTGGCTTTCGATGACTTGCAGGCGGGGTTCGCCGCCGGGGCCACGGGTCTTGATGATGAAGCACTCGCCGTCACGATCCATCAGGCGGCAGCAGATGTGCTGGAGTTCAAAGAAAGAGAATCGGCCGGTGATGTCGCAGGCGCGGGAACCCCATTGGTTGAAGTACGCCTCGGCGGCGTCGTCCCACATCTCGTCGCCCGACTGGGCCTGGGCCTTGATGCCTCCGCCGACGGTGTAAAGGGCCATGTCGGCCAGCACCTGACGGATGAGTCCCGCATTGAGTTCCAGCCAGCGCATCTTGCGCGTGGTCTCCATGCGGTCGAAGACCGTCATGGTCTTCTTGAAGTCCTGCGGCCAGGACGACCAGATCCACGAACGCTTGTTGCTAAATTTGGCGGACTCGAAATTGGAGAAGATGCCCGGGCCTGAGCCTCCGCCCGTCGCCTGCTTCACGGGTGCCGGCGTAGCGGCCACCTTCGGCGTCTTGGGTTTCCTGACCTGCGGCACGGCAGGCTTGCTGGGCTTTTTGGGTCGCATCAGAGTCCTCGGAAGTTATTGAGCATATTGATCACGCGGACTCGGTCGACGGCACCGTAGGTCTGCGGGTCTTTGACCATGAGGGCGTAGCGGGCTTCGACGAGGACGGTGGAGATGTCCATCGGGAACTCCTTGACGACGCTGGTGCCGGAGTCGGAGTACTCCATCATGGTCTTCCCTTGCTTGAGAAGTTCCTTCGCCTTGGCGACGATCTCAAGGATGTCACAAATATCAAAAACGAGGAAGATACCTTGAGGGCGCGCCATTTGCGTTTAGCCCTGTGTAAAAGGGTCGTCCTGCCCTCCCCATGCAACAACACACAAGAGCCACCCGTGGTTCTTACTAAAGGGCAGGACGACTTGATTGGAATGTGACCGAAGGATGAGATTCGTCAAGAGGTTTCTTCCTCCGCCTTCTCGTCGGGCTTGCGGTCTTCAGGCTTGCCGTTGCGGTTCTTGCCACGGCCGATGAGCTTCGCCATGAGGGCGGGAAGCATCCCGATGACCTCGGCGTCCCAGAGGTGGTTCGCACGGTCGCCGATCGGAAGCCAGATGGCCTGACCGTTGGGCTGGCGGGTGCGGTGTTCGGACTGCATCTGCTTGCGGTACTCTTCGCCGGCGTCCTCGGGGTAGGTGTGGTGGCCTGCACGACGCAGCCGGGTCATGGAGTCCTTGAAGTACAGGTTGGAGAACAGGTACAGTTTGCAGGACGTCTGGCCGACTTGGATGACCTTTGCGCGGGCGTAGGGCCGGTAGGCCACCTTGATGCCGTAGGGCGTCTGGATACGCCAAGGGAACTCGTTCTGGGCGGAACCCTTGGTGGCGTTCCAGGCGAACTTCGCACACATACGGTAGACGCTGTCCGTGTTGGGGCCGTCGCCTGAGTCGACGAACACGAACGAGTCCAGAACCTCCAGTTTCCGCTGGGCTTCCCGAACCTGATCCTCTGTGTCGCAGTAGCCCCATTGCACCATGCGGGACTTGCCGTCGACCGCCCAGGCACGGACGACCCAGTAGTAGCCCTTCCGCTGGACGTCGACCGCCATGAAGCGAAGTTTGGCGAACTGCTTGGCCTTCTTGTACTCGTCGCGGAAGGGCGGGTCGGTGAGTTTGCCGTCGACCATGAAGCCTTCCTGATCCCATTGGTCGAGCATCTTGTATCCCTGCGGCATGACTTCTCCGCTGCCGTCGTCCGGGTCGTCGGCCCATGAGAGGGCGAGACGCTTCTGCTTGAATTCGCGGCGGGCGACGTCGTCGC